ATGTTGAACATTGGTCCTAAGATGAATTCTTTAATATCTAAGCGATGAGGATTACGTATCACCCTGAGTTGAAAAGTAAAGGTCTTGGTGATACAATCGAAAAGATCACCACCGCTACAGGAATTAAAGCAGTCGTCAATAAAATATCCGAGGTCACGGGATCTGACTGTGGCTGTGAAGAAAGAAAAGATACATTAAACCGGGTATTCCCCTATAAACAATAAACCATGTCAGTATTCAAAAATACATTTTCAAGAGCGTTTACAATACCATTTTACAGCGACTCTGTAAATATACCGTTTCCAAACCCTATTGTAACAGGATCAAACACCTCTGTTGTGGCTGATCGGCTTGTCGATACAAGCAACCTATTTACAGGAGTGCAAATTGGTGATACTGTTTTTAATAACGTCACTCAAAATTCAGCGTATGTAATTGGAATTATCAATCCCGGAATATTAATATTGTCATCTGATATTTTCAATGTAATTGGGGATTCGTACACTATTTATCAAGGTGTTAATGGTGGATGTTACATATACGTACCAACCGTTGCGGGCGGAAAAGTTGAGCTCGAAACTATAGGTGGAGATATTGTTACATTCAGAAATCCACCTGCGGGAGTTTTGCCTGTTCAGGTAATCAAGGTTACTACAGGAACTGATATTGCTGACCTTGTTGCTCTTTGGTAATATGAAAACACCTGAAAGCATACAAGATAGTCTTGCTGCAGTGTCAGCATCAACTTCAGTTGTCGGAGCAGTGGCCGCTAAAGCTACTGAGTTTCAACCAATCATATCAGCATTCTCCGGATTGATAGCTATCATCACGGGCGTATTTGCAATTTGGTACTACATCAAGAAAATAAATAAGATCGATGGCCAAGATTCAAGTCACTAATAAAATTGACAAACCGAAAGTTAGAAGGTCAGGTGTGCATGCAAAGACAAAGCACAGCAATTCTAAGAGCAGTAAAAATTACTGCAAAAAATACAAAGGTCAAGGGAGATGATGACAACAGCTCAGGTTATTAAGAAGTATGGTCAACCATCTGTTACCGGAGATAAGTACTTAGTCACTATTAATCTACCATACCCTATGCGTCTTGCTTGGGATATTGAGTCAACAGTGACAAAGCTTAGATGCCATGCTTTAGTAGCTGACAAGTTCTCTGCTGTATTCAAAGATATCTTAGACCACTATGGATACGAGAAAATTGTTGAGCTTGGGATCGATTTATACGGTGGTTGTTTTAATTACCGTAAGATGCGTAATGGTAATGAGTGGTCCAAGCATGCTTGGGCTATTGCTATTGATTTAGATCCGGCCCGCAACACGCTTAAAGAAACAAAGCGCACAGCTCGATTCGCTAAGCCTGAGTACAAACCAATGATTGATATTTTCTACAAGCATGGATTCATTTCCCTCGGAGTAGAGAAGAATTTTGATTGGATGCATTTTGAAATAAAAGAATAATGGATAAGAAGCCGCGTAAAAAGTTTAAAGACACTAAAGTCGGGCAGTTCTTAAAAGAAAAATCCCCTAAGATATTAGATGTTGTTGGTGATATTTTGCCTGATAGTGGTGCACTTGGCGTGGCTAAAAACCTTATCAATATGGCTGAGGATCTTACTCAAGAAGAAAAAGATAACCTCATCGTTGAGATCAATGAAATGCTTGAGAAGGCAAAGATAGAGTTTGAGGATAGACATTCTGCTCGTTCGCGTGAGATTGAGATAGCGAAGCTTCATAACAGAGACTTTATGTTTATAGCTACAGGCGTTGTAGGTCTTGTTGCTTTTTGTTTTATTGTCTATGCGATAGCATTCATACAGGTTCCTGACACTAATAAAGAGATATGGATCCATCTGATCGGTATCACTGAAGGTGTCGTGCTATCTATATTCGGTTACTATTACGGGAGCTCTATAAAACGAAACTGAAAATAAACTATATTTGTAAAAATTAAATCAAATGGATGCTACGATAGTAACACAAGAAGAGTTGAAAAACATTCAACAAATGACTACAGAATTCAATCAAGCTAAGATGGCTCTTGGTGATATTGAATTACAGAAGCAGTCAATTTTAAAAAGCATTGAAGCCATGCGTTTGGAGTTTGCTCACAATGAAAGAAAGCTGATCGAGAAGTATGGTGAAGATGCTGTTATAAATGTTCAAACAGGTCAAATAACCAAAAAGAAAAATGGCTAAAATTAGTACATATCCCGTAGCTTCACCTCCAAGCTTATCAAGTATGTTGATAGGTACAGATGTTGTAGATAATAGTTTTACAAAGAACTTCACAATATCTGATATATTAGGATTGATTGATCTTTCGGCGTATGTCCCTTATACCGGCGCTACTTCGTCCGTTGATTTAGGATCAAATGGTATTATCGCCCAAACTGTAGATATAACAGGAAGCCTTTTATTAAATGGAGATCCCGGCATTGGGGGTTATGTAGCTACATCAAATGATACTTTAGCTCCTCCATCTTGGGAGAAGATTGAGAATGTTTTCACTTCTTGGAGAGGTTCTTTTTACCATACTTTAAATCAAGTTCATTCTTCTATTAACTCAGGAAAACCTGTAGTTATAGCTTCAGAAGATTTAGATGCTACAAATGGAGTATCAGTTTTAACAGACGAGTTGTCAAATTTGTCAAGAATAGCTCCAAACGAACCCGGTGTTTATAACGTCATGTTCTCAGCTCAATTAGCAAAGAGCTCAGGAGGTGATGGCACTGTCGATTTTTGGTTAAGGAAAGGCTCCATATCTAATCCCGGTGCGGGAACAGATGTTACGAACACAAACGGAACTATATTTATACAGGGAAATAATAGCTATGTAATGGCTGTTTGGAATTACTTTATTAAGATTAATCCGGAGGAATATGTTCAATTAGTTTGGGCGGTTTCTGATACGTCTATCGAAATGATACAAGAACCTGCAAACGCTGTACATCCTGCAACACCAAGCGTAATTATCACCATTAACAAAGTTTGATCGATATTAGGAAAATATCAGTTGGCCCTGATTATAAGGGTGGAGCAATGCACTACATTGTAGGGCAGAAGGTCCTTGGTGGATCGCATGATATTTACTGTATTAAAAAAAATTCTTCAACCAATTCGTTGGAGATTTATATATGTAACGAGAAAAAAGAAGTGACTCTTTGGAAAGAGTTTAATCACACAATACCTATTTCAATTGAATTTAATATAGATTTCTAATGAAATCACCATTCTACTTTATAACAAAACCATGCGGAAGTAGATACAACAACACAAAGTCAATATCAGGTGTAGATATTATCGTCAATACATCTGAAGAGGATCATAAGTTCTCTAATCGGTTTGCTAAAGTTGTTGAAACTCCACTTGGATATACCGGGCCGATCAAGCCCGGTGACACTTTAATTGTGCACCATAATGCCTTCAAGTTTTATAACGATGTGAAAGGAAGGAGAAAGAGCGGAAAAAGCTTTTTCAAGGAAGACATCTTCATGATCGAGTATGATCAATTCTTTATGTATGGAAACAGTGAAGGGTGGCATGCACATGATAGGTATTGTTTTGTAAAACCTATACCGGCTGTTGACTCCGAGATTAAGAAACCTTTTTCTGAGGAGCCTTTAACAGGAGTGATGATGTATCCTAATGCCTACCTTAGATCAAAAGGTATAAACGAAGGAGATACTGTCATATTTTCACCGGAGAGCGAGTATGAGTTTACGATTGATGATGAGAAGTTGTATAGAATTTTTGACCATCAAATTACAGTTAAGCTATGAACATCTTGATATTGGATGACATACTAAAAGATCCTAAGACCTATGTTCAAGAGGCTTTAAACTGTCCATTCATAGACTTCAGAGATGGTGGTAAGGTTTTCAAAAATATACAGCCGAGAGCTAATGATGAGCTTGAGAAGGAAGTATTGAGATTGTTTCCAAATCACTTTGTCAAGTTCAACTTCATACGTAAGTCTCCATATAATCAGATAGAGCCAAACTTTATTCATCGTGACGATATGATGGGTGATGTGACGGTCATACTTTACCTTAATGAAGAGAAGCCTATTGAGGATGGAACTACGCTATATGATGAACAAGCGGTAACCGCATGCATTGTTAGATCTAAGTTCAATAGAATGATTGCATTTGATTCTTATACGCTTCACTCAAGAAACATCTATGAGAACTTTGGAGAAGGAGAAGGATCAAGATTAATTCAGGTTATTTTTTTGGAGGAAATGCCATGAAGAATGATGTAAAGAAAACAAAACTCCGGATTATTGATGCGGGGTACAAAGCTGTCCAACATTTGATTGAGGTTGCTGAAGAAAAGATTGTTCAGAAGCAAGTTGATAGTGACGGGGAAATGTCTGCATTAGCGGCAGATCGATTAAAAAATGCTGCAGCTGCCAAAAGAATCGCTATCTTCGATGCATTCGAGATATTGAACAAGATAGAATTAGAAAGGGAATCTCTTGAAACAGAAAGCAATGGCCAAAGCAAAGTTGAATCAAAGCAAGGGTTTGCAGAACGCAGATCAAGATAGTCTCTACAGGGTATTAAATGATCATATTACAGACCAAGTAAAGGGGAAGAGGAACGCTGCAAAGAATTGGACCTATGGATATCATGCGGAGTATGATCTTGTTGTCATATCTAAGTCGGGTACCATTGGTGATATCATCAATATATCAGGTTTAAATATAGCTTTACCTCCCACCCCAAAAGATTGTTACAGAAGACACAATAATCCTGAGGAACAATATTGGGAGAGAATTGACATTCCTCCTGCATTATCTAAAATTCAAACCATATTCCAATGGAATGAGATGGCCTCAGATTTTAAGGGTAAGTGGGTTGATTATATTGAGAATCAGTTTGATTATCGCGAAGATGGCTTTTGGTTCATGAACAACGGTGAGCCTACCTACATTACAGGGGCCCATTGGATGTATTTGCAATGGTCAAGTATTGACGTCGGATACCCTGATTTCAGGGAAGCTAACAGGATCTATTGGATATTTTGGGAAGCGTGCAAGGCTGATCCAAGATGTTTTGGAATGATATACCTAAAGATTCGCCGATCCGGATTTTCGTTTATGTCATCATCTGAGTGTGTCAATATTGGAACACTTGCACGTGACTCACGTATTGGGATATTATCTAAGACAGGATCTGATGCTAAGAAAATGTTTACCGATAAGGTGGTTCCGATTAATAATCGCCTTCCTTTTTTCTTCAAACCTATTATGGATGGAATGGATAAGCCGAAAACTGAATTGGCGTATCGCGTTCCGGCTTCAAAGATTACGAAGAAGAACATGTCTGACTTTACTCAGGAAGTAATAAAAGGTCTTGACACAACAATCGATTGGAAAAATACTGAAGACAACTCCTACGATGGTGAAAAGCTCAAGCTGTTAGTCCATGATGAAAGTGGAAAGTGGATAAAACCAAACAACATTAAAGAGAATTGGCGTGTAACAAAAACATGTTTGCGATTAGGTAGTAAAATCATTGGTAAGTGCATGATGGGATCTACCTCAAACGCATTAAGTAAGGGTGGTCAGAACTTTAAGGACTTATACGAAGATTCGGATTGTCAATCAAGAAATGCGAACGGTCAAACTAAGTCAGGTCTGTATAAACTTTTTATTCCAATGGAATGGAACATGGAAGGTTTCATAGACATATATGGAAAGCCTGTGTTTAGAAAACCTGATGAGCCTGTTTTAGGGGTTGATATGACATGGATATCAAATGGGGCTATAGATTATTGGGAAGCTGAGGTTGAGTCGCTTAAAAACGATCCTGACGCATTAAATGAATACTATCGTCAGTTCCCAAGAACAGAGTCTCATGCTTTTAGAGATGAGAGCAAGCAGGCTTTATTTAATCTGACCAAGATCTATCAGCAGATTGATTATAATGATTCGTTGATAATGGAGCATCATGTCACAAGAGGATCATTTTCTTGGAAGGACGGGGTAAGAGATACGGAAGTCATATTCACACCTGACAAT